GCAGCAGCGCCCATCCGGATCCGCTCCCAGACCTCGACAGCGAGGTCCTTCAGGAGCGACATCGCTTCGCCGAAGCCGCCCGCACCCGAGACGAGTCGGGTGAACTGGTAGACGAGCTCGCCCGCGCCCACGATCAGCGCCCCGATACCGGTTCGGATCAGCGCCCCGCGCAGGACGACCAGCGCCGTTGCAAGGCCGCGCACGGACAGTGCCGCAGCGGCCATGCCGGCGACCCAACGTCCCGCGAGGAACGCCGCGAAGGTGGCGGCATAGGTGGTCAGGCGGCCGATGTTGTCGAAGAGCGCGCGGATCGCGTTACCAAGCGGGCCGGTCCGGCTGGCAACCGCCGCCATGGCATCCGCGACGGTTTCCAGCGCAGGCGCCGCGGCGACGGCAAGCTGGTTCGAGAGGCCGCGCCAGATGAGGCCGAGCCGGGAGATGGCGTCGTTCGTGCGCTCGATCTGGTCGGCATTCTGCTCGGAGACGACGACGCCGAAGGCGAGGACATCCTCCGTCGCCTGGCGCAGCGTCGCCGTGTCGATCCGGCTCATGGCGATGGAGCCTTCCTCGCCGAAGAGCTGGCCCGCGACGGCCGCGCGTTCGGCGGCGGGCACGAAGCTCTCGATGGCGGCGTTGATCGCGCCGACGCGCTGGTCCAGCGGCAGCGCGATCAAGTCGGTGGCGGAAAGGCTCAGCCGGTCCAGCGCATCGGCGGCGGGACCGGTCCCGGCGGCCGCCTGGCTGAGACGGCGCGTCAGATCCTTGGTGGCCTGCTCGATGCCGGACATAGACACGCCCGCCAGTTCGCCCGCGCGCTCCAGCGTCTGGATCGAGGCGACGGTAGTCCCGAGGGACTGGGCCAGCTTGGCCTGTGCATCGACCGTCTGCAGACCGGAGCGGATCATCGCCACGCCAGCGGCGGCTGCGGCCGCCACTGCGGCGGCGGCAGCCACACGCACCCGCCGCGAGAAGGCCGCGAGCCGGGCGTTGGCCGCCTCCATCTCGCGGCTCAGCCGCCCGAAACCGCGCGACCCGGCTTCACCCACGCCTTCCAGTTCGGCGCGCACCTGCCGTCCGCCCACGGCCGCGAGGCGGACGGACACTCGCTTTTCTGCCATCGGTCAGAGTCCTTGCTTCCGCCACATGGGCGTCTTACGTTTTATCCATCGATCAGATGAAGGTATGACCATGGCCGAGACCGCGACCCTGTCCTCGAAGTTCCAGATCTCGATCCCCAAGGCGATCCGGGCTGCCCAGCACTGGGAAGCCGGGCTGACCTTCGCCTTCATCCCGAAGGGCACGGGCGTCCTGCTGGTGCCAGTGCCGACGCGAGAGACGCTGAAAGGGCTCGCGCGCGGAGCATCTGCCAGCGACTATCGCGACCGCTCGGACCGGTTCTGATGATCCTCGTCGATACGTCGGCGTGGATCGAATGGCTCATCGGTTCGCCGACAGGCGAGAAGCTGTCCGGGCAATTGCCCGAACAGGCCGATTGGCTTGTCCCGACCATGGTCCAGCTCGAGCTGGCAAAATGGCTGACCCGCGAGGTCGGCGAGGACAAGGCGGATCAGGTCATCGCCTTCACGCAGGTCTGCCATGTCGTCCCGCTAGACACCGAGACCGCTTTGGCGGCCGCCGAAGCCTGCTGGGAGCAAAAGCTCGCCACCGCCGACGCCATCATCTTCGCGACGGCCCGCGCGCAAGGTGCGACGCTCCTGACCTGCGACGCACATTTCGAGGGGCTGCCCGGCGTCACGCTGATCGAGAAGATCAAGACCTGACACCCAGGCCGCCGTTCGCACTCAGCTCCTCGTTCAGCTTCCGCACCATTAGCGCTTCGATGACGGGCAGCAGTTCGGCCGTGGCGAGGGGCGGCACGCCGAGGGCGGCACCGAGCGACAGCGCTGCCGACATGTCCCACCCGACGACAGCGCCGGGTAGCACGCGCAACTGACCACCAAGCCGGCCAACGAGGTCCCAGACCTGCCAGCCTTCATGCGTGAGCGGCCGGTTCAGCCGCGCCGGGCAGTCCGCGCAGGCTTGCGCGCAGGCTTCGCAGTAGCGCTCGCCCCCGCCGAAGGACCATTCGGCGAGGGCGCGGAGGCGTTTTTTTCCTGTTCCAGCAGCAAGCCCTTGGAGACGTAGGTCAGCTGGAACGCCTCGAAGATTGGCCAGACATCGAGCAGCGCGTCGATGGCGTCGGGTCTCGGGTCGATCGCATTGCCTTCTGCGTCGCCGATTCCGTCCCAAGCGAGTACCGCCCGGCGCGCGAGCGCCTTGGCGAAGGCCACCGCGCGCTCCTCGTCGGAGGCGTCCTCGGGCACGGCCTCGACAGCCGGATCGCTGCGCGTAGCCACCATCAGGGCGGTGGTCAGCGGGCGCAGCTGCACACGAACGCCGGGCGCGAGGTCGTGCCAGCGCGGCGCATTCGTCAGATCGAGCGTCAGCATCGTCAGTACACCTCGATGTCGTTGATCAGGGTTGCCGTGCACATCCGGCCGACGGTGCTGTCGCGGGCGGCCTGCCAGTCGAAGGTGGCTTGCACGCCCTGCGGTCCGGAAATCTCGATCCGCGGGCGCGGTAGGTAGACTGCGTGCACCGTGAAGGCGAAGCTCTCGCCCGAAGTCAGAACGTAGGCGAACTCCATCTCGCAGGCCTCGCCATTGATTGCCTGCGTCACCAGCGTCTGGTCGGCGAAGCGCACCTCGATCCGGCCGGTCAGCGCGGCGATAGACGGGTCCGCCCCGTCGATGCGCCCGTCCGAGCGGATCGTCTCGATCCGGTCGAGATTGTTGGCATAGGTGATCTCGGCCGAGACGACGTTGCCGAGCGCCGAGCCATTCCGGGTGATCGACCCGTTGAAATGGCCGAAGCGCTTCAACTCCAGCGCGGCGGGTGTCCCGGCGCTGGTGATCGTGCCGACCGTCTCGCCCTGCGCCACCAATCGGGCCGTCGCGGTCAACAGGCCGGAGCGCTGCATCTGCCAGGTGATCTGGTCGAGCACGCAGCCGGAATACATCGCATAGCGCGGCACCTCCGGCATGCCGGTCTCGATCGACATGCTGGGCAGCGTCCAGGACCCCGACTGGAACTCGTGGCTGTACGGGGCCTCGACGCCCGTGGTCGTCGGTGCGCCGAACGCTGCCTTCAGCCAGAACCCGAAGGCCTCGGAGTCGAGCGGCACGACGACATCGCCATCGGCGGTCACCGCGTCCTTGATCGGCGCCAGCGGATCGCGGCCGTAGCCCAAGAGCTCCGAGTTCAGCAGCGGCTGCTCCGCGCCGAGCGAGGTGCTGGCGAAGGGCATGCGGGTGAAGCCGCTGGCGGGCGGCGTTCCATAGGTCGTCTCGAACGCAAGCGCCATCAGCGCCCGCGCCCCCTGGGCTCGTGCCATGGTGTTCTCCTCGGGTTGTCGGGATCAGCCGAGCGGGTCGGCCGTGGAATAGTGCAGCACCACCGGGATCACGGCGGCCTTCAGGCTCGCCGCGCCCTCGACCGGCAGATCAACCGGGCGCGGGGCTTCCGCCTCGACCCAGTCGCAGAGCCCGCCCAGCGTGCGGTCGGCGGCGAGTGCCGTGCCTACGCTGGCGGTCAGCGTGTCGAAGGCGGCGTCACGGTCGGTTCCCTGCACGACCGCCTCGATCTCGGCCCGGTGCTGGTAGTGGTAGGCGAGTGGCGACAGCATCACCTCGGGCTCGCCCGGCTCGCCATCGCGAAGGATCAGCAAGCCCTCTGTGGGCACGCGCTCGGGCAGCACCTCACCACGGAACGCGGTGGCGGGCAGCGCCGAGAGCCGCGCATGCAGCGCGGCGAGGATGGTTTCGCGTGGGGTGGGCATCGAAGCAGGCCTTGTTGGTTTTCCGGTTAATGCGGCAACGGAAGCAGCGAACGGTCGGGAGAATGCTCATTAACCAATTTCTGGTAACTTGCATCCCGCGGTTCGTCGGGAGGTTCCATGCAGCACAATCTACGGGAATTTCTCCGCCACGGCGGCAGCGGTCAGTACGTGTTGGCACGGCAGAACGGGGCCGTGTACGGCTACCGTGCGGGCATTTCGATCAAGTCGGCTTTCCCTGGCTATGCCGATCTGCGGACCGATTTCACCGACCAACTGGACCGCGTGATCGCCGACAACGCCCGGATGCTGCTGAATGCCCTGACGCCCCCGGACACCGTGCCCTGGGTGACCGAAGCCGACCTTCGCGATGTTTCGGACGCAAAGGAGGAAGCGCTGCGTCAATGGGATGCGCGCTTGACGGCCATCTTCGAGGAATATGAGACCCACCCGCAGCGCCTGCGTCCGCTGCGGGCGGCGATGGAAGAACGCCTGCTTCGGGCCTTCGCGGGCCTGATCAACCAGCTTCGGCAGCAGAACCTCGGCATCGAGCGATACATCTGGCGATCTCAAGACGACGCGAAAGTGCGCGACAGCCATGCTGAATACGACGATCAGGTGTTCCGCTGGGTCGATCCGCCCGCTGGCGGCCATCCGGGACAGGCGCACAACTGTCGCTGCTATGCAGAGCCAGTTGCGCCGGGATTGCAGAATCATGTTATTCTTGCAGAACTTGCGCTACCGGCAGACAGTTTTCCAAATAGCGGCGGGATTGTACGCAGGCTGGCAAATGGCCTTTTGGCCCGGTCACCGGCGGGGATGGCGGCCTATGCTGCGCTGGAAGCCAACAACCTGCTTCAAGGCTTCGTACAGTCCGCTCGAGAACAGCGAGTTAGAGACGCCGCTGCGATCCTGGGTGCTGACCTTGGCACCGTGGAGGGGTTGCTGGCCGCGCAATCCTACGCTCAGGCGCTGGTTCTGGCAGAGAATGGCTTCCTGTCAGGGTCTCCGGAACGTGGCGAACGGGCGAGAGTGATAGCTGAAGCCCTCGGCTTGTACGAGATGTACCGGCCCGGTCTGTTCACGTTGCCCAACGAGAACGCCGGTGACGCAGTCAATCTCGCACGCCGCCTCGCCGTGGATGCACTCGCCGCACTGGACGCCGGCCGCCTTGTCATCGACGAAGGTTCTCTTTCGCAGGGTTGGGTCGAGGTCTTTCCGGGACTGACCGAAGATGAACGCCGCCTCGGGCAGCTTCCCGGTTTCACACCTGAACGCATCGAGCAGTGGCTGGAAACCTACCCGGCCGAGGTTCTTGGCCTGCCGAACCACACTGGATCGCCCGCCGTCGAAGACCCCACTGGCAACATCATCTCCACGCCTATCCCGAACGAGACGGGTCCGAACATCGTGACCATGGAGAACCCCCATTCGGTTGACAGCGTCTCCATCCCCGAAGATCGCGCGCGGCATATTCTGGATGGCGAGGGACGTAGCGGAGGGCATAGATACGGAACGGGCATTCCGGGCAAGACTGAATTCCCCGCCACCTGGTCAGATGATGATATTCTGGACGCCATCCGCCAGGTAGCAGGTTCCGGAACCGTTATCGGTCCGGCGCACCGAGCGGGTGATCTCTTGATCAGCGGTGAGGTAAACGGAGTCACGATACGAGTTGTTGTACGGCCAAATGGGGAAGTGCGAACCGGGTATCCAGTTTCAGGCGATGGCGTCATAGAGAATCCGAGGCGAGAATGACCGACAAAGAAGCAATCAATATGCTGGAGAAGCAGATCATGGCACTCGTTGCTGCGGGCGTTGAAATGTCCATGGATCAAGAGTTCTTCCGTGTCGGGGAGTATGATCTCGCGCTTGAAGGTGTCTATGTCGCGCACAAAAGGCACCCCGGTGTGCTCGATGCAAAAGAAGTGCGAGCGCTCGTCGACGATTTCGGCATGGACACGGCCGAATTCGACCGGTGAAGTGCTTCGATAACCCTCGTGCTCGAAGCAGACCCATTCCGTGTGGAAGGCGAGCCCGCAGCGGTAGGTGACCTTCAGCGAGACTCGCCCGCCGCGTTTCTCGTGGCGGCTGAAGGTGACGTCGGTGACGCTGACCCATTGCGGCTTGCCGGTGGACAGCACCTCCAGCGTCGAGGCGGTCGGCTCGAGCTTCACCTCGCGGCCGGGGAACTCGAAACCGCAGTCGGGGCATTCGAGCGCCGCGATGGCCACGATGGTCCCGCATTTCGGGCAGATCTTGGTGGGCGGCGGCCC